GAGGATGTTGCTGCTACCGGTATAAAAAACCTGATGCTGGATCTAACATCTGGGGAAGCCGCTACCGGCAATATGACTAAGCAACTTGAAAAACTGGGTCTTACCTCTGAGCAATTAGCTAAGGATATGCAGACCAATGCACCCAAAGCTATTAAGGATTTTATGACAGCCGTTGGTGGCATGGATGAAACCGAACGCACATCTATATTGGGCCAATATTTTGGTACTGAATCAGTTGGTGCAATTGCGCCTCTCTTAACGAATCTAGACAACTTAGAAGAGCAGTTTATAAAAGTCGGAGATGCTACCGTATATGCGGGCAGCATGCAGGCAGAATATGACGCAAGAGCCGCTACCACCGAAAATACACTGCAACTGGCCAAAAACTCATTTAATAATTTGGCTATAACCCTTGGCGATGCATTTTTGCCTATGATCAGCCAGGCAGCGCAATCGCTCAGCAATATAGTGCAAAGAGTGCAAAGGTTTGCGGAGGCAAACAGCGGCTTAATTACAGTATTAGGTAAAGCTGCTATATACATTGCTGCTGCTGTGGCAGGGTTAAAAGCCGGTGTGGTCATTTATCATTCTGGCGCTGCAGCTATAGCGACTTTAAGTAAACTACAAGCCTTATATAACCTGTACTTAACTGCTACCGGCAAGGCAGCTTTGGGTGCAGCATCAGGTATGACAAAAGCTTCCGGTGCGGTAAGGCTATTAGGGCTTGCTATGAAGGCGATACCTTTTATGGCTATAGCGGGCGCCATTATAGGTATAGGTAATGCAATATATGGAGCACACAAAAAAGCACAACAAGCTAAGCTTGATCAAGCTTTTGGCAATATTCACCTATCAGCGGAGCAGCTGGATAGCACAGTTAAGCGGTTGGTAGATCCCGGCGGCAATATGCAAAAGCTTGAAAATAGAGTAAATGCGCTTAAAAACTTGGATGACATGGCTAAAAACATGAGCAGTGCCCGTGAAGCCGTGGACCAGATGAATTGGAAATTAAGCGTTGGTGTCGAGCTTACCGCTGACGAGCAGCAGGACTATGCGCAAACGGTTAGTGATTATCTTAGTCAAGTGCAGGAGTATGTTAAAAGTAGCGGTCAAATAGTTGGTGCGGATATTTTTAGCCTCTTTGGTGATAGTGAACAAGGCACTAAAATGCTCGGTAATATTAATCAGCTTTATAGTGCACTGGAGGGACCTCTATCAGGTCTTGGTCAAGAACTTGCTGATGCAATGAATAGCTCCATTGAAGGTGAAGCTGGTAATATTGATGTAGCTCAAATAGCACAAAACATAATGCAAAAAACGGCTGAAATTGAAAATATGGTTCGTGACGCTCACACTCAGGCGCAAATCATGGCCGGTCGGCAAATGCTCGACGAAAAATATAATGGCGGTGTGGGTTTAGACCAAGAAACTCTTACTGCTTATATGGAAGCATTAGAGTCTAATCATGCTGCTAATCAAGCCTTGTTAGACGAAAACCGTCAAGCAGAGCTTGCTGCTCAATATGAATTACAGTTACTTGCTGAGGGGAATTTAGAAAACGCTAAGACCAAAGAAGAAATAGCCGCTGCTACTGAACTACTTAACCAGATAAATGCAGACGCAGAAGAACTTTTTGCAGCAGGAGAAAAGAAATACGCTGAAGATATAGTCGCTAACTTGGAAGCTAGCACTACTGCTATGAATGATGCTATAGATGGCATGAAAGAAGGATTGGATTCAGCAGGCAGTGCAGGGAAAAAAGTTATGCAAGAATTAGAAAGCGGGGTTAAGCCTTACAAGGAACAATTAGAACAGGCAAAGACCAGAGTTAAGGATCTAGAAACTCAGCAAAGTGTATCCGGCCCTGTGATGGTAAATGCTATAGGTAAGGTGATAACTGAATACCAGCTTTTAGGCGGTGCCATATCAACCGCTGTAGGCAATCTCATCACGCTTAACAGCACCGCCGTTAACATAAAAGTACCGACAGTAACATCAGTACCAGTATCAGTACCAACACCTCAGGTTTCGTCGAGATTTTCGTGGATGACTGCGTCTAAACATGCCACCGGCACCAATTACTTTGGTGGTGGTTTGTCTTTAGTGGGTGAGCGTGGGGCAGAGTTAGTTAATATGTCCAGAGGCTCACAAGTTTACCCGTCCAGTAAAACAGAGGATATCATCAATAGCTTATTAGGCACATCTGCGCAAAGCGGCGATGCTGCCATCACGGTTAATTATAGTCCGTCTTATGTACTGGGCGGTAGTGATCCGGTTAAAACCCGGCAGCAGGTAGAACAAGCCAATATTCAGGCACAGGCAGCCTTGCGGGATATGATGACTGATGCAATACAGGATTATTTCCACCAGCAGGATCGACTTAGTATGGGTTAAGGGGGGGTTGGTTATGGCAACGTATACTACTGTATCAGGTGATACCTGGGACTGGATAGCGTATAAAGTCTACGGTGATGAGTTAAAGGCAGCTGATCTGATTACTGCTAACCGGCACTTATCGGCAACTGCTGTTTTTTCCGGTGAGGTCGTTTTGCAGTTACCGGAGTTACCACTGGAGGCGGCTTATGAGTTGCCACCCTGGCGCAAGGAGGGGTAAGTTTTGGAGGATTATCTTGGCAGTGCCTATGTGCGAGCACTATTACCACAAGGCTGGCAGACTAAAAACAAAGGCCGTTCTGCCGAGCTGTATATAACTTATCAGGGGGTCAATATCTCGACTGATATATCCGGTTCAATCCTGAGCTTTTCGGCTAATGATAATGCGTCAGGAGTATCGGACGATATAACCCTGACTCTGCACGACCGTTCCGGTAAATGGCTTAATAGCTGGTTCCCTGTAGACGGTGACCGGGTAAAAGTATCTATTATTGCTAACAACTGGCTAAAACCCGAAGATAAACACGAGCTGGTACTTGGCGAGTACTTGCTGGACGAGCCGGAGTATAGCTTGGGGCCTAGTGTCGTATCACTTAAAGGCGCATCAGTACCCCGCGATTCTAATTTTACCGATACTAAACGCGACAAAGCCTGGAAAGGTGTAGACCTTAAAACTATGAGCTCAGAGATGGCCAGCAGAGCCGGGCTTACTCTGGTCTATGATACCAGCCTTAACCCTAAGATTGAGCGTCAAGATCAAAATAAACAATCCGATATGGATTACTTGAGTCGGCAGTGTAAACGTTACGGTATAGCCTTTAAGGTTTATAGCAATAAAATAGTAATTTATGACTTTAAGGATTACGAAGCCAAGCCTCCGGTACTTAATATAAAAAATGCCGGGCTTATGTTACATACAGGCGCAAAACTTAAGCGCAATCAGGCTTATACAGTTTGTACAGTAAGCAGCTCCGACAAAGCAAATGAAGCTATCAGTTATACTTTTAAAGACCCTCGCAAAGGTGCTTTAAAGGAAAAACTATTAGAGGTGAATGAATCGTGCGCAAGTTTGGCAGAAGCCGAGTTAGTGGCTAAAGGGCGGTTGCGGGAAGCTAACGCGGCAGAGTACAGCGTTAATTTAACAGTGGTTGGCCATACCTCTTTAGTAGCCGGGGTAACGGTACAGTTAACTGATTTCGGAATATTTAGCGGTAAATACTTTATTGACAAGGTGAGCTACAGTTTAAAGCCGTTTACCTGTAAGCTGGTGGCTCACCGGGTATTAGGATGGTGATTTATTGTGTTAAGGTTTGGAGTAGTCAGTACGGTAGACCCTGGGGCCGGTACAGTAACGGTTATTGTGCCGGATAAAGCTGGCCAGGTGTCTGAAGCATTGCCGTTGATTGATTCTATTTTTAAGATGCCTAAAGTTGGTGAAAAGGTAGCTTGTGTATTTACTGATGAGGGTTTACGTGAGGGTGTATGTTTGGGCAGGTTCTTTGCCGCAGAGCACTTGCCTGGTGATGTACTGATGGATTGGGGACTGGATATGAACGGGCCGTTAGTAGCTGACAATGCGACAATCAGGGAAAATGTGACGGTGTTTGATAGTATTGAGGCCAAACATAG